CTCAGAAATTTCGTCAAAGATTCCGTTAGCAACCGACTCTGCGAGACGCTTGTTTAAGGAAACGTTCTTTTCGATTTGCTCGTTGAGTTTTGTTTCCATTTCATCAAGTTTTTCTACCATGCTATTAAGCACATCATATTTATCTTCAGGGATTGTTACATAATGTTCTTCAAAAAGACCCTTCAGTCCAGTCATGAAGGATTCGGTCAACTCCTCCTTCAGACCTGCCTGAACTGCCAAATTATTTTCTACGAACCATTCTTCTGCGACATACTCTAAGTATGAATCGACTCTATCAGCAAGTGCTTCTTTAATCTCTTCTACTTCTTCAATCAGTTTCTGCTCGTATTGTGCCTCGAATGCTTCTTTGATCTCATTAACTTTTGATCTCAGAGCAGCCTCGAATACTACCTTTGCTTTCTCTTGGAATTCTTCGGAGAGTTCTTCACCTTCTAAGAGTGCGTTGACATCTTCTTCGATTTCGAATTCGTCTTCTGAAGAAGATTCTTCAGTTACTTCCTCTTCTTCCAGTTCTGCGGATGTCTCTTCTACAGACTCATCCTCAGCAATTTCTTCTGTGGACTCATCTACGATTTCCTCTTCAATTACTTCTTCAGCATCCAGATCCTCATCTTCCTTTACTGCACCAGCAGGAAGTTTTTGCATTCCATCAGCAGCACCTGCTGACTTATTTACAACATCTCTAACTTGCTTGAGCGTTGCACCTGGAGTCTTCAGCATTGCTGAATTATCCTCAGGCTTGTAATTTTCTGGGGTAGGACCACCAAGATCTTCCCAATTGCCAGTTTGACCAGCAACCGCACCAGGAGCCAACTTTTGCATTGGTTCAGCTGATTTTGCGCCAGAATTGACGGCGGTTGTGGATTGCTTAGTGCCTACTTCCATTTCTTGTAAATCTCCACGAGACATTTGAACTCTCCGATTAACCTCTATTTTTAATCTATATTTATTTATAAAATTACAAATTTGCTAAAAAGTCTTGGAACAGTTGGATTTTGTGCTCCTCAAGTGCTTTTTTATCAACGAGGGTATTTATTCTCTTTTGAGTTTGCTCTGCAAATTTTTCGCGAAGAATTCCTCCTTCCCATACCCACTCCTTTCCTTCCATGATTCCCTGAACAAATGCATCAGGTGCTGATGGATCGGCAACAATATCAGCAGCAGTTGCTAACATAAAGTCTTCGCCAACTTGCTTATATCCTTCTTTCGTAGAAGTTAATGAACCAATACCGCGAGAAGAAACGCCAAGACAAACACCTTCTTTCAAAAGTGATTCTGCAATCTTACCCATTGGGGTTGAGAGAATCTGTGCCTTTCCAATGAAGTTGTTACCCTTTTGTTCAAGTGCAACAATCTTATGAGAAACTCTATCCAGGTTTACTGTTGGACCATCTGGGTGTCCGAGTTCTCCAAGAGCACGACCCTTATTGACATACTGTTCAGTATATCTCTTTACTTCTCTCTCCATAATGGACATAGGGTACATACGTCCATTTCTGTTTACACACTCTGCTTGAAGGAAAGGTCCTTTGATATACAGTTTTGCTGATTTTCCAGCACCTTCTGTAATAACCTCTACCTTTTCGATCTCCTCTCTAATAAGTTTCATTTTTTTATTAGTTCTTTAATTTTATTTATTATTTAAAGGATAACAGGACTATTGTTCTCATCATGTCTTTGATAAGGATCGACAGGAACCACAGTGTTTATTCCTGATACTGGATCATATCTATATCTTTGGTATGATGCTGGAGTTCTAGTTCCAATTCCTGCTGGACTATTGTATTCATAAGCAATATAATCGCCATTAAAATCATAATGTGTTATAGTAGACCAACCTTCTAGATTTGAAAAAGTTGTTACTGCAATAGAAATTGGTTGAGGAGAAACGACCTGATTATTAATATCGTGTCTAGTATATCCTGCTGGCATTTAACTACTCTTCTCCTACTTGATCATCATTAAACAATGAATTTGCAACTTCAGGTCTTACTGCATCAATTTTTTCAGCAGATTTTGCATAAAGAATTTCTTTAATCTTATCGCTCACTTGAGAAGGACTCTCATCCGCAATAATCATATTTAATAAATCATCCATAAAATTTTAAAATATAACTTGAGTTATTTATTAGATCTCTCCGCCTTCGGGTGCCTGAACTGCTTTTGCATCAGATTCTAAATCCGGTTCCATTATTGGTTGACCCAAATCCATAGATGGATCCATTGGCATACCAGTTTGTGGATCAACTGGAGCATTGGGATCTGGAACAATTCCTTCCTCAATCTCCTTCTTCATAATCTTATCTTGTTCAATAATTTCTTCATCAGTTTGGCGAAGAATTTTTCTTCTTACATAATCTTGGGAATAATATTTACCAATATAAGGTTCCGCAGTAACTGCAAGATTTAACCTTTCATTAATAAGTTCAGCATCTTTCAGTTCAGAGAAATGATTGTCATAAAGAAAATCATACTGAATATGTTGTGCCATTTCTTCCCAATCTTCTGGGGCAATCACATTCTTTAAAATCAATTGAGTCTTGAGAATGTCACTGAACATATTTGAGAATCTCTTTCTCAGACGACCAACAAATTTAGTAAATTTGAGTTCGTCTCTCAGGATTTCAGAAGAACGACCAAGATTAAATCCACCTTCTCCATCCATTCTTGATGGTGGAACATTCAGTGAACGATATAACTTCTTCTTGAAATATTCAATATCAGTAATCTCCCCAAGATTTTGACCACCAGGAAGTGTAGAGATTTCAGTTCCTCTACCACCTTCTCTTCTTGGGAGCCAGAAATCCTCAAGCATACTCATATACTTCTTATCATCACGGATTTCTCCGGTGCTTGCATCGTATACAAGTTTGTTGCGATAACGCATCATAACATCGCGAAGATATTGCTCTGCCTTTACCTTTGGAAGATTGCCAACATCAATATAGAAAATTCTACGTTCTGGTGCTCTTGATAATCTGTAAATTACCAAAGAATCCTCAATCATTCTCAGTTGATTGAGTGACTTAATTGCTTTATTTAAGTACGAAAGAGTAATTCCTTTGTTTCTGTCTACAAGACCAGAAGTACAATACGCAATAGAATCTCTTGCAATTTTTATTCCACTGTTTCCTGATGAGGATTGTTGGCCACCAATAGGACCAACAGGATATGACATCTTTGGATTGTAGATAAAATACTCTTCAATTTCAGGGAAATCATATTCCATTGGATTTTCCTGAATTCCTCTTGTAGCAAAAGATTTGTCTTTATCTGACTTTTTCTTTTGTCTCACATAACGCATTTTCATTGCGTCAATATATCTTAATTCTTGAATTCCTTCTGATGGATTTTTAAAATCAATTACCTTATGATAATAAAGTCTACCGTCAATGTACCAATTCCTATAAATCTCATGAGACTTTTTATTAAAATCTAAAAGATCAAGTATATAATTAAACTCTTCTCTAATTTTTTTCTTTAAACCGTCAGTTGCATTCAGATTTGACAATTCAATCTGAACAGGAACATCATTAGTATCTGATACAATTGCTTCGTTGACAATATCTTCAATGGCACTATCAACCTCTGGGTGAAGTGCCATTTCTCTATATCTTTTAATTAAATCAAATTCTGTCCTATAAACTCCCTCAATGTCTACATAAGAACCAAAAAAACCACTAGTCAAATAATGATCAACCCCGTCCTCATTATTTTCGGGGACGGGGGAGACTATAGTAGGACTTTTTTTCGGATCATCATCAATTGAAAAACCAAACAGTCTTGCCATGATTTAATTAAACTCTTTATCTCTTCTATTTATTAAGAAATGATAGTGTTAGTTTGATCACCAGACTCACCTGCCGACCACCACTGAACTTGGAACTCTACGGTAAATTCCTGAATATCATCGGTGCTTTCATAAGAAACATCTATTTGTGAAACATTGGTTGGGAAAATATCATAGAACTTATAAGTTCTCAGAGGTGGAATTGCATCTCCATTATCAATATCAGAATTTGATTCTGAGAATCTTCCTTGATTTGCACCTCTACCTAACTGATACACAAAGGCATCAGTCATGTAACTGGTTGGATTTGTAATTCCAGTATTATTGTCCAACTTGCTGATGGAATTCATCCACAACTCGAAAGCAGTTCTTAACTGGAAATCCTCATCGTTGATGATTGTTACTGTCCATGGATCAAAGGTTCTGTCACCAGCAACTTTCATAACTCTTCCTCTAAAAGGAACATCAATTGATGCTACGTTTGATGCAGGAAGAGCTGCTGTTTTGCAAAGGAATTTGAAAGTATCAATTTCATTTCCTGCCCCAGTTCTCCAAAGATTTTGGAGTGGTGCTGGGAAACTTGGAATCGAAACCTCAAATAAATTAGATCTTGCACCACCACCTGCAAGTCTTTCTTTAAATCCTGTAATCGTTCTGAGTGTTGACATT